GGAGTGTTTGTTGGGCCGTGAGCAAATTCACGTAAACGCATTAGCGCAATTCTCTACCTAATGTTTCAGTTCCACCAACGGCGGCATCAGTAGCTGCAAAACCATCAGCTGGTTCTTCGGCATCAAAGTCGCTTTCTGGTGGTGGAGGTAATTCAGCACCTAAATCATCGCCCGGCAATGCCATTGGTTGATCAACTGCTTCACCACTTAATACACGTACACCACTGTCAACACCTTCACGTGCTGCTTGTAGGTTCTGCATTAGTTGATCTAATGTAGCACCAACTGCATTTTTAAATGCATCCGCTTGCTCTGAACCAATTTGGTCACGGATACTGTCAAGCAATTGTGGAAGTTGTTCATTTTGCATTTTACCAACTTTCTCAATAGTATCTTGAACACTGTCAACCATATCTTTAGCAGCTAGCAATACTTCTGCATTACCAACTTCACCTTCGTTTAGTTGTTGATGTTGTTCAGTAAGCCAAGTGTTTAAGCCTTCTTGTACAGTCAACAATTCCATGTAACGTGGATTTGTTTCCGCAGTGTGAAAATCCGCACTATGACGGATTTTGTTTAGGTTTAATGAAATTGTTTCACCCAGGCGTTGTGCTTTAGCAATAGACAAATTGTCATAGTTAATAGCAAAGCCAAAACGGCTTTCTAATACTTTATTAATTCTTTTTGCAGATGTCTGTGACATTTCTGATAGTTTCATGGTTAATTCTTCCTAATGCAATTATTTAATATTATTTATCAAAACAATAGACTTCTTCAATTGTTTCTTTGATTCTTCAATTCTAAGCATAGTTTCAGTGTATTTATTAGAATATAGTGTGATATTCCAATCATCGTTCTTCTCTTGTGCTTGTTTATAGCGATATCTATATAGTATGGCGTCAAATTCAAGTACACCAATTAAATTATCATTAACTCGTACTTCTTGTGCTAATTCATATTTGTGCTTGTGTAAGGCAATGCAATAAAATATGGCGTCTTTTCTATTAAAAAAGTCAAATATCTGTTCATTATCTTTAGTTATTCGCCAGTTTTTGTCTGTTATTTTTGTTATTTTGTACTTGCCTACAATTAGTGTATCTGCGCCTAATTGATAGCAGAATGGCAGAGGACCTCGACTATGTTTGGCCAACTCTGCTTCTGTAAACCTACGTATCTTTTCAACGTCGATCTCAGTCAATGCGTTTTTTGTAGTAGATTTTGCCGGCTTCATTTGTTCTTAACAGTACATCTTTGACTGTGAGTTGATTTGCAATCAGTTGTTCGCGTTCGTCTAATTGACTTTTAGCAATAGTATTATCGCCAGTGAACTGTTCTAAGAGTTCGTGTTCTTCGTTTGTGATTGTTAGTAGTAGTTTGTTTGTGAGTTCAACAATTTTCATGATGTTATCCTATAAAGTATTTATTACAGGATGGCATTGCAGAGTTTTATTTAAAGATTGAGCGAGCAATAAAACCAATAAGTCCAGCTAATACAACGCCCATCATAGTTGTGAAGATGCTGATGGTTTGTTTGTCATTACCCGATATTTTGTCGGTTAGGCTGTTTTTAATGTCAATCAGATGCAGCTCAAGTTTATCCATGCGCTGTTCTAAGTTGTTTAATTTAGTTTCCAAGCTACCGTACCTTACGGCGCATAGTTCGACATGTGCTTCTAAATTTTCTTTCTCAATATCTGTAGGTTTTGCCATTATCGCTCTCTTTTATTAGTAGCGATGCGTATTCTTTGAGCCTAGTTTATGCCGTAATATGTGCCATGATTAATGTTGTTGCATCAACTAATATTTAGTAATTTTAATGTAGTAGGTTATATGCGTGTTTTAAAATATATATTTTTATCTACACCGCTGGCGTAGAATAAGGGTAGTGGGGGTTTGGCTGTTTCGTCTAGACCAAGTATAATAGGTGCAAGTTTAAAATCATCCTTGAGTATACCGTACCTATCATGGTTAACTGCATAGACATCTTCTCGCTCAACTGCAAAGTCAAAAGACCAAATTTTATGTAGACCTGTATAGTTAATACCAAATGAATACTCTGCCACATCATCAGTGACCGCAGGCAGATAATTAAATTCCATTAACTGTGCTCGCAAACTTAATAACTGATTTATTGTTTCCCAATTACGTTGTTGATTGCGTTGCTTCTGTTGTTCTGCTGACTGTGTTAGTACTTTCGTTTCGGTTATATCTATTAGGGTATATGCGTAATATCGATACAATGTTTCCATAGCAATATTTATAGTCGTAAAAAAAGCCACAAATTATTGTGGCCTTTTTAGTTTACATTTTAATAGTTTATATTAGAATGTATAGTCTGCAACTGTAACAGTACCTGCAACTGCTGCGTCTAATAGTGTTTGCAAGTCACCTGCTGTTGCAGCTGAACCTGAAATTGCAACACGGAAAGCGCCGCTTGCTGGTGTACCTAAAAGTTCAACTGTTCCTACTATTTCTAGTTGACGAACTAATTGTTCAAACAAACTATCAACTGCTGAATAACTAACGTGAACGTTAGTTAATGATACTGTAAACATGTCTAATGCACGACCTGTTGTTACTACTGGTAAAGCACCGCCATTTACTCTTGCTGGTGTAGCCATAATATTTCTCCTAATTTTAAGTTTACGCTTTCGCGCATACTTTTATTTATCATCTATGCAAAATTCTGTATAGTAATGCTTGTATTTTTAGGCACGTCTTAATGCGTTTGTACGTGTGAATTCAAGCCTATCAACTAACTTAATTGCCCCGCCATCGTGCCCTATAGCAACAAAGCCTTCCGGAGCAGTTACTTTATAACCATCGTTGGTCTTTTGGAATGTACCAATCCCGTCTACCTGCGCTAGTTTGCGCATTAGTGCATGTTTAAGTTCGATAACTCTTTTGTATGTAGCAAGTATGATCAATAGGTTGTTGGCATTGTCTGCTACCCATTGTTCTTTTTCTTTAATCTTAACTAATCGAGCCTGTGCCGCACGTCCGGCAATGCCACCCGATAAGTTCTCAATGTCTTTCATTAGCTCGCTGTTATAGTAATCAACAAATCTTTGTAAGAACTGCATAGGTTCGCCCACTTGCTCACCTTGTCTTACCATCTGATTAATGAATGGCTTGATGCTACGTGCAAAGTCTTTGTTGTTTAGTATAATATCAAAACGAGCTTGCCCAATCTTTTCTATTGTTGCTTGTGTGGCAGCAATTTGTTTTTGTATTTTGACATTTTCACTAGGTGTTAAACTTGCAATGCCGGTATAATCTTTATATGTTGCGTCATCAAACCATACGTCTGCTGTTGGTGTTAATCCACTTACGTTTACACCGTAGTTTGCTGTCATTGCATCTAATGAATCACCTTCGTAGCTGGTGTGGAATATAATACCAAGTTTAGCTCGAGCAATACGTTGTCCTAAGTTGCTGTTAACTGGCACAGCATAGGTAATTGTGTTGGGTGTAAACACATAACAATCTTCGTTGTTAATAGACACTGTGGTTATATCACCTTCTGTAAACATTAGGTCGCCTTGCACTACACCACCAATGCCAAGTTTTGACAGATATTTTAATGATGCTGTTAGTTTTGCCGCAAGCTCTGGTTGTGCGCTGTACCATTTATCAATGTCTTTTGGTGTTTTGCAACGTTTAGGTTCACCTTTAGCAAATACTGATTTAGTACCAATGAAAAACTTACTATCACTTGGGTCAATACCGCAGATAATTGCTGGTGCACCATCCCATTTAACCGTAAGTTGTGTTGTTGTGCCTGTACCTTCTGCTAACATAGCACGTAAACTTTCTACGTAATCTAATGCCGCTAGCGCACCTACATAGCCACTGTTAAAGATTAAATCTTCCAAGTGTTCTAAGTGCGGGTTTACTGCTTTTGCTCCTGCGGCTTCAGCAAGTAACCATTGCGGTGTTTGTTTTTTTATTTCAAATAACTTCATTAAATTTCCATTTATCGAACAGGAGTTGCTGGCGCATTTTTAGTTTTTGCGGCTAGTGCTGCGTATCTCGGATCATTGGGTCCTATGCCGCCTATTGTTGGCAATGGTGCTGTTGTTTTTGTTGATTTTGTTGTTTGTGATTTAGCAACTGTTGGTGTTGGTGCCGGTGTTGCAGCTGGACCCAATGCTCGTTTTGCCATAAAATTAGAAACCTCTGTATTCACCCATTGAGACATTGTGTTAAGAGATGTATTAGCTGGGGTAGTAGTTGGTGCTGATCCGGTAAATGTAGTAAACCACTGTACTGCTTGCGCAGGCTGAGCTTGTTGGCCTGATAATTTAATATTTTTATCAATTGCAACCCATTTTTGCAATGCTCCGGTTGCAACTTTTTTAGTTTGCTCTGCCTGTTGTTTTGATGTTTGTGATGCTTGATATCCTGTTTTAGCTGCGGCAACCGCTTGTGGAAGTTTAGGTATTGCGGCTACTCCTTTACCTAGTTTGTTAACCGCAGTTGCAATTAAGCCAGCTTTAGTAAATTTTCCCTGTGCATTTCGTACGCCTGTTTTAGCACCACCTTTAAGTCCGCTGGCAAAATTTTGTCCTAAATTTTTAACTGAATCAACTACGCTCTCATCTACAGTATTTTCTGTTAATATTTCATTAATCTTCATATATGTTCTCTATTATTATTTTAATAAACCAGCCGATTTAATTACAGCATTAACTTCCGGCGAATCTGTTCCCGTTGTTGCTACTTTATTATTAGCAAGTTTTCTTAAATATTCTGCATTCTGAGGAGCAACTACTGGTTCTCCGCTTGTGCCAGAGAAGGACGCAGTTGGTGCAGTACCTTGCGTTGTATTTGGTAATGCTGTGGCATAACTAGTTGGAATACCCTTAGTAGTATTTGCTATAGTATTTGATACACTATCAATGCCCTTTGCAACACCATTAAGTGCTCCACCGATTATTCCCGGATTTGCTTTACGAGTAGCAGCACTATTCGCGCCGCGTTGTGCTGATGCATTAAATCTATCAACTATTCCAGGTTTTTTAACTCCCGGAGCAGTAGATTGTGCTATTAAATCGTCAATTTCCGCTTCGGCCAATATTTCATTAATCTTCATCTTTTAATTTCCTGATACCGCGGCTAAATTTTGCTGGGTCTTGACCTTTGATTGCATTAAGTAGACGACGCTCTAGTTCGCCGGCCTGTTCGGCATCATAGTTTTCACGGATGTGATTAATCAGGTTAATAGCACCATTAATGATGTTATTAGCTCTGCTTTCAATCAGATTTGCTTTATCCTTGTGCCTAAGCAGTTGATCAAGTTCAAAAAGTATATTTTTTGTATTCTTCTGCAAAATCGATCCTTAATGTATCGTTGTTATGTATTTATTAAAGATATTTGAAAGGAGTTTGGTTGATTATTTCGTATTCAGCTTCATTAAATCTATCAACAGCCCAAGTATTACTATCACTATACAGCCACGGATTGTTTTGTTGCCAGATAGCAAAATGTTCTTTATTTAGGTTATGTTTGGAAATAAATTCGCCTGACACTATGTCAGCAAATTCAACATTAGTGCATTGTGGATGTGATTCAAATGTTTCAAATACATTTTTTGCTAGGCAACGAACTTTGTCAATTTGGTCTAGGTTAGATGTTTCTTGCCAACCAGATTCGGCTATCTTAAACCATCCGTTATAATATCGCAACCATCTATATAGTTTACTTTCACGAGATTCAGTGGTAATGGCAATAACAGTTTCAAATGGCGCTAAGGAAATTGCACTAGGATGATAATGAGTTCCTATCCATCGATTCTGATTAGTGCGAGATAATAGCTGAGTCAGTCTACGATTCCATGAAGGTTCATCTACAGTACGTGAAATT